GAACTGGAGATTGATGCGCCGACGCACGCGGATCTTGTGGCAGGGAAGGTCAAGACCCTCCAGCAGCAAAAGCAGGATCTGCTTGCCCATACGCAAATGGAAGTCAACCAGATCGAGGCGCAGATCAGCAAACTGCTGGCGATCGAGTGTGGCACCTAAAACCACAAGGAGAATCACCATGAAAAACGATAAATACGAACTGCTACCCAACCAAACGATCGAGGTAGAGGGCCACAAACTCTTCCGAATCCGTGCGCTCCGCGATTTTGGGGGTGTCAAAGCGGGGGAAGAAGGCGGGTATGTCGAGAGCGAAAAGAACCTGAGCACGGAAGGCGACGCGCGGGTCTCCGGCAACGCGCGGGTCTACGGCGGCGCGTGGGTCTCCGGCGACGCGTGGGTCTCCGGCGACGCGCAGGTCTACGGCGACGCGCGGGTCTCCGGCGACGCGCGGGTCTCCGGCAACGCGCGGGTCTCCGGCGGCGCGCGGGTCTCCGGCGATGCGTGGGTCTCCGGCGACGAAAAGCTGAATACGAACGCCTGAAAGTTCGAGTATTGGCGTACACTCGCGGCCATGGCTACGAAAAAACCCCCGAAAGAAAACGTGCGCGGATATCCCCCTGCGGAGCGCGAGCGGCACTGTCTGGATCTCATGGAGTGGATCGGAGAGGGCAAGACAATGCGTGCGTTTTGCCGCCAGGAAGGGCGCCCCTCGTATGGGGCGTTTTACGACTGGATCGAGCAGGACGCGGCCCTCGCTTCACTAGTCGCGCGTGCGCGGGATATGGGTGCTGACGCCATTGGTGAGGAGTGCATGGAAATCGCGGACGACGCGGCCAACGACTTCATGGAGGATAAGGACGGAAACCCCGTCGTCGACAGAGATCACATCCAGCGCAGCAAGCTGCGCATCGAGACGCGACTCAAGCTGCTGGCGTGCTGGAACCCGAAGAAGTACGGCACGAAACAGATCATCTCGGGCGACCAAGAGAACCCCTTGAAGACCGAAACCAGCTTCGGTGTGTTTGACGAGCTGCTGAAAGCGATGGCGCTGGAGCGGCACAACAAGACCAAAGGAGATTGAGCCGTGAACCTCGAGAGCCAAATCAAAGCCGCAGGTGCTGACAAGTTCCCACGCATCACGCCGCAGGACATTGAAGACGCAATTTCGAGCGAGCACTACTTCACGGCTGACCGTGGTGTGCTTGGTAATGCCGCGCACGATGCTGCAGGGCTGGCGGACGTGGGCAAGCTGCGCCCGGTGGTCGAGGTGCTGATCCCGCAGCCGTTGCACCTGTTGACATTCTGCGTGTTGGTTTTGCGCAACGGTTTCACCGTCACGGGTGAATCCGCCTGTGCGTCGCCCGAAAACTTCAACGCGGAAATCGGGCGCAAGATCGCCCGGCAGAACGCTGTGCAGAAGATATGGCCGCTGATGGGCTTCGCACTGCGCGAGAAGCTGGCGCATGACTGAGTGAGCGCCCTCAAACGTGCCCTTGCAGATCCACAGGTCCGGCAGCAGTTCGCGGCGCTGACACCTGAGCAGCGCATCGCCTTCGAGTGGCGCGCCCGCTGGCTCGGGCTCCAGGCGCTTGAGCACCAACTAGAGCCGCTTGGGGACTGGTCGATCTGGCTGCTATTAGGGGGTCGCGGCGCGGGTAAAACCCGAACTGCGGCTGAGACCCTGGGCTGGTGGGCATGGGAGATGCCTGAGAGCCGCTGGCTGGTTTCCGCGCCTACGAGTGGGGATGTGAGAGGGACATGCTTCGAGGGCGACTCCGGGCTGCTCAACGTCATCCCGAAGCCGTTGATCGCGGACTACAACAAGTCTCTGCACGAACTGCTGCTCGTCAACGGCTCGCTGCTCAAGGGGATTCCGGCCAGCGAACCTGAGCGCTTCCGAGGCCCACAATTTCACGGGGGTTGGTGTTGCACCCCCGGCACTCGGATTTTGACGCCTACGGGCGCGAAACGCATTGAAGATATCCGCGTAGGCGATTGGGTGATGACGCGACATGGCGCGCGCCGGGTTCGGCAATCAGGGATTTCCGGCAATCCTAACCCGTTGGTCCGAATCGAAGCTGGCGGTACGAGCTTGACGATTACAGCCGATCACCCTATCCTGTTAGATGACCAGTGGATTCCCGCTGGTGAGCTGAAGCAGGGGGATAGTATATGGCAGGTCAGTACAAATACATCGGCAACCGATACGCTCACCGGGTCATCTATGAACGGCATCACGGCCCTATCCCCGACGGATGGATCGTGCACCACAAGGATGAGGATAAAGGGAACAACGACCCCGCTAACCTTGAAGCCATGCCTCCCGGATTGCACATTGCGCTGCATCAGGTCGGACGGGTCGCAAGTGCTAGACAACGGCGCGCGGCGGCGGAAATCTTGGCGTCTTTGCGCACCCCTAAAACCGGCACGTGTATTCAATGCGGCGCAAGCTTTGTTTCGTTTTCTGCGAACAAAGTTAGTAAATTCTGTTGCGTGGGCTGCTTGGAAAAATGGCGTCGCAATGTGTTTGTTCCTGAACAAAGAAATTGCCAAGTCTGCGGCACTGAATACCGGGCCGTTAAAAGGTTCCAAAGGTACTGCTGCAAGCAATGCAACAACCGATCCAAAGTGCGAACCTATCGAACTGAGGCAAACGGCGGTACACCGCGTCGAAAAGTTACCGAACAGCCTGACTTATAACCTGACTGTCGAGGGCGAGCACGAGTTCATCGCAAACGGCATCGTTGTGCATAACTGCGATGAACTCGCCGCTTGGGACTACCTGCAGGATTCGTGGGACATGATCCAGTTCGGGGTGCGACTCGGCAAGCGCACCCGCATCCTGGCGTCAACCACCCCCAAGCCCAAAAGCGTCATCCTTGACCTGATCGCACGAGACGGCGACGATGTGGTGGTGACGCGTGCCAGCACCTATGCCAACATTACCAACTTGGCCCCGAGCTTCCAGAAACAGATCCTGCAGTACGAGGGTACGAAGCTGGGACGGCAGGAGATTCACGCCGAGATCATCGACCCCGAGGAAGGCGGCATCGTCAAACGCGAGTGGTTCAGGCTCTGGCCTGCTGGGCGCGAACTGCCCAAGTTCGAGTTCGTGCTGCAGTCCTACGACTGCGCCAACACCGACAAGACCCACAACGATCCGACAGCGGCCATCACGTTCGGCGTGTTCAAGCCCGAGGACGGCGGCATGTGCGTGCTGGTCGTGGACTGCTGGCAGGATCATCTGCAGTACCCGGATCTGCGGCCCAAGGTCATTACGGAGTTCGAGACGGTCTACGGCGACGGCAAGACGAAAAAGCGCGTCGATCTGATCCTGGTCGAGGACAAGAGCGCGGGCATCAGTCTGATCCAGGATCTGCAGCAAGCGCATCTGCCGGTGCACGCCTACAACCCAGGCCGCGCGGACAAGATTCAACGCCTCTCGATTGTGGCCAACATCATCAAGGCGGGCCGGGTGTGGGTGCCTGAAAGCACGGCCCGCGCGGGCTTCGTGCGCGATTGGGCCGAGGGCATGGTGAGTCAGGTCTGCGGTTTCCCGGAAGGCGTCGAGCACGATGACTTCGTGGACGCGATCAGTCAGGCCCTGCGTTACCTGCGCGACGCTGGATGGATCAGCATCGACGTCCCGAGGGCTGAGTATTACGACGATGACGACTACTTCGACGCCGAGGAAGCGAACAAGAAGTACCGCGACAATCCCTACTCTGCGTAGGGGATTGACAGCAACGAGAAGTTAGATTAGTCTTCGGTTGCGCGCCGTGGGTATCACGGTGGGCTGGAACCCCTTTAGTGCTGACAGCCGGGAAAGACCGGCACAGAATTTGTCGGAGTGGATAGCCCGAAAGGGTGAGGAAGATGCGAAGCGCCTGCCACGGGGGCTAGCCTGAAGCGGAACCAGCAAACGAACTGCTGTGGTAAGCAGGAGCATCCGCCTTGAAATCGCCTGACAGCCGGGAAAGACCGGCACTCACACGCATGGCGATTGGAATGCACGCTCCGGTCATGGCCTAGAACCCCCGCGCTCTGTCCTGCAGGCATCGCGGTATAGGGCTTCATCCCGGGACTATTCGCGGATAGCTGCCGCAAACAGTCGCCAGCCGTGTGAGTGAATGCGTAGGCTGATGCGCTAAGACGGTGTTCAGGCCGCACGATGTGCGGGGATCGCGTGAAAGCCGTGGGATACGCCTGACAGAAACCACGGATAGCAAGCCCGAGATCAGCGCGGACCACTCACAACTTACAGGAGCAAACATGATTAGCCCCGTCCAAACGATCAGCACCAGCCGCGAGCAGCGTCGGCAATCGGTTATCGAGATGCTGGAAACGGCTCTAGAGGACGCCAAGCGGGAGGGCTGGGACTGGTGCGTACTGGTGGCCGACCACGAAAAGGGAATCGCCCGGCGCTGGAGCGCGCACGCGCGTGTACTGGACGTTATCGGCGCGCTTGAGGATGCCAAATTCGAGATTCTCACCCAGCGTGCGCAAACAGAGGTTAATCGGGACTAGTCGGATGATCCGCAAACTCATTTTCGTCAGCATATTCCGGTTCGCGGTCTCCATCTTCCCGGCCTACGTCCTCGGTGCGAAAAGCGGGGACGCGACGCGTGAGGCGGATTGGCGGTTCTGTTCCTGCAGATGAGGCGCTAGAATCCGCCCAAGTCGAACGAGGGCGCAGGGTATGAACGAACAGGAGCGGCAATATGACACGCAACAAGAAGGCCCGTACTGGCGCGTCAATCCGCGCACTGCTGGCGAAAGTGGACAAGGCGATTCAGGCCTACGAGCGCAAGACGGGAACCCCGACGCCGGATCTGCCGCAGGATCTGCACGACACGGCGACGCGCAACCATCTGCGGGGTCGCAGCCGGTCGCAGTAGATTTCGCGCACCGGGCGGCTGACGAGTACAGCCGCAAGCACCTGAGCAAGCCCTACGCACCGATCGAGAACACCTCCAGCTCGCTGCGCAAGCAGGGCGCGATTGGCCGCATCTTCAAGCTGGCAGCGACGCACCACCCCGAGTACAAGCAGGCCGTGTTCGACGCCTACAAAGCGCAACGCCCGGACATCGCCGGGGACGCCAAGGACTATGACGATCTGCGGCGGCGCGCGTATACGCAGCTCGCGCACGAAACCAAGAAACAGTTTGACACGCTTCCGGTTCGCATGTCGTTCCACCGCAACGGTGAAGGCAACTACGGATCAAGCCAGGACATGCTCAATGA